TACAACTCATCAACACTATCACCTGCTTTTAATAACGCCTCGGTGATAACTTGGCCTGAAAGTTTCCCATCTAGCATCATCTGGCGCAATTCGCCACGAGTAACGCCTAGACCTTTTGCCATCGCATTAAGCAGCCCGCCGGCACCATCAACCAAGCTGTTATATTCCTCAGCTCGAAGAATATTTCCATCAAGAGCCTGCCCAAACTGAAACAAAGCCCCTGCTGCAGCCTCGGTTGTAGATCCGCTGATGGAAACTGCTTTTGATGTAACTTCGGTGAGTCTTGCAGTTTCTGCTTGGGTTAAGTTGAGCACTTTGGCATTTGACATATATTTTGAGTAGACAGTATTTACCGCCCCCCAGCTAGATGCGGTAGCTTGTGCGATCTTATAAGTGTCATTCATTGCGGTATTCAGTTCAGCCTGTCCATTGGTCACAAGCTTGAGCTGATTAACAATACCGGTGTAGCTATCCGCGTAATTCTTAATTTGATTAATAGAAAACACTGTGCCCGCTGTAGCTGCTAATTTCCCAAGCATGCCATTCATGATATTTACGCTATTGCTGGCGCGCTGCATTTCACGTTCTGCCGAGGATGAAGCTTGGCGCATCCCTTGTGTAAAGTTGCCAATTTTTGCAACCAGATCAAGAGTTAGTGTTCCGAGTTTTGTAGCCATAACTTTTCCTCTAGGCGTAAAAAAACCACCCTAAGGTGGTTTGGTGCTGTTATTTCAGTATAAAAATTTATTAACTGCGCAAATTACCAGTCTGAAGAATTTCCAGAAGTCATAATTGCCTGCTTGTAATCCTGAACTAAACGCTTGAGCTGACCATCAAGAACTTTTTTTGATTTTTCATCATAGATCGGGTAATTATTCACGGCCTGATGAATATCACTAAATGTTAATCGAGCCTTGTTATCCTTAACTTCAATCTCTAGGGTGAATTCAGCTTTTGTGGATGTGTAGGCAATACAAGTCATACCCTTAACATCTTCTGGGCACTCAAGCGCAATGCTGCCCTTGCCAATGATTCGCCCACTAGACTTATCGGCATATTGAATCACATTATTGGCAGAAACAAATTTCTTTGCGATCCATATCTTTGAGTCTTCAAAGATAGCATCTTGATTATTATTTTTTAAATCAACAATCTCAGAATGCCCTTTGTAGGAGTTTTCCATAATAGTTTTCGCGTCTGGCATGGCAATACAACCAGAAAACGCCAAACTACACCCTAAGGCCGCAGCAAGTAATAATTTTTTCATATAAATACCCTTTTTATAAGTAATCATAAGATACTAATAAGCAGGTGAAAAAGAAACCAATCTAAATTGATTTCTTATTTCCCGAAATTCTCCACCAGATAATCCTCAAGATTCTTTTCTACTGGCTTTTCTTCATGGGTCATCAAGTCGTGCAGCTTCACGTTCTTAACGCCTTTCAGCATTAAAATAGACTGGTGAATTCTTGCTAGCTCTTGCTCGAATCTTCTTCCGAGGTTGAGGCTTCCGTATTTTCGGATGTAGGCGGTGTACTTTTTAATTTCTCGGTATGGGAGATCGGCGATTTCGCTGTACGTTTTGCCGAGCGCGATACTGATTTCGATGAGGATTTCGTCGTCTTGGTTGAGTTCAGTTGCTTTCCCAATACGTTAATATCCACAATTTTTGACCACAGAGCATCCACTAAAGCTTGGTTGAAATGGGTGCGGATCTCATCTTCAGTGAATGCAAGTTGCCCTTTTTCATCACAGATAACACTTGCCAAAACACCAGCCAAAGCCTCTTTGTTTTCACCATAGGCTTTCATTTGGGCTACTGCTGTGCTGTAGCTGAATGGCAGAATATGAGTATCAAACTCTGCATCTTCACCAGCAACTTTGATTTGGACTGTCACATGCTCCGGCTTACCCATTAGTGCGCCAGACTTAATGTCTTTTAAAGTTAATTTTTTCATGATTCACCAGAAAGAATAAAGCCCCAACAAAGGGGCTTTGGATTAAACGGTTGCTGGAGTCAGAGTTACACCAGTTGAACGCTGTAAAGTGAACTGGTAGCCCACAATGGAATCCGCTTCAAATGTTGGTACTGCTGGAGTTAGTGCGCCTTTAAATGACCAGAACGAGCGTCCAGTTGGTAGGGCTACAGCATTTGTAGCTACTGTTGGCGGAGCAACTGAATCACTTGCACCAATATAAAATTCAAGTTCGGTACGATTTTCTGCCCATTGAATAAGCTTTAGGTGTGAGCTGTTTTCAGGGTCAAGTCGGATTGAAAGTGAACCATCACCTGGATCAGATAACCCCGGCATGTAGGATTTGGATTTCGTTTCTTCAAGACAGGTTGTTTCAATTTTTGAAGTACTGTCACTTCCCAAGTCGATACCGGTTACACAGACAAGTTGCGTAATGTCGGTACCATCAAAAGCAAAGACGTTTGTCCCTTGCGTGCGTAATTCTGCCATTTGCGAGTGCTCCTCAATTTTAGGCATAAAAAAAGCACCCGGTTGGGTGCTATGTGGAAAATTTGATATTAAAAAAACACCCGAAGGTGCGTGTTATTTATTAAGCAGAGCTATTACTATTCAGGATATCCGGCTTGCGTTAGCCCTAACAATTGACTTGCATTTTCAGACCAATTATCTACAGCATAAGCAACATCGATTTCAGACAAACCAAGCTTTTCGGCTGCGTTCTTTGTGACATTTAAAACACCTTCTGGCCCCAATTGAAATAAGTCATTTAAGTCCACTTCTGCTTTCTGAAGGATTTCATTCAGCGCCTGAAACTCCCTTGAGACCACTCCAACCGCTAAAGCCTCACCAACCCAGTTACCTACATTTACCTCTACATCTCTTAAGATATCTAATTTTTGTTCTTCTGAAATCATGGCTAACCCCCTTATTTCGGATTAGTATATCACCGATCCAAAAACCAATTCGCATCAAAGCCGCGGCCGAAAATATTAGTATCGGCAATACGTTCAAAATGGTTCGGGTGAATATTGGTAATGTAGCAATGCGGCTCTAAGGCCCTTCTGATTGCTGCTCGAATATCCGAAGCTCTTTTCTGTTGGGTGTCGTAAACCACAATCTGGAATGACACATGATCAGTGTTTGCCGGGCAATCTAAATTGTTTTCAGGATTTGCCGTAACTACCGACCAGACTGCATAAGGGTATGCTGTACCACTTGGCGCAATATCTTCCCAGACTTCTAAGGGACTGGTGCCGAGCAATGCTGTGACTTCAGGACTGGCTTTCAATGTCGGAACTACAGGTAAAATGTTCATAATTTTGCGAGTTCCTTGTCGATTTCTTTATTGAAGTTTTCAGCAAAGCTATTGGTCACGGCTTGGATGTTGTTTTGCAGTGCTGGACGCATGAATGGAGTACCTGGATTATTAACACTAGGGAATTCAATAAACCTCCAATGTCTGGTATCACCACCTGGTGTATTAGGCGGATTGGAGTTGGAAAATGACGCACCACCACGCACACCGACACGCATGATTACCTCGTTAGGATTTCGAGTTTTACCAGCAGCAATCGCAATATTTTTCCAAATCTTTTCATCTGTTTTTCTATTATCGATTGCTTTTGCATTAGCCCGGGCTGCATCACGCACAATCGCCATGGCTTTACGCATAGAGCGCCTTGCGGCATTCTTCATTAGGCGAGGATTGGCCAGTCTTTTAAGTTTCTCCTGAACTTCATCCAAGCCTTCAATATTAAATTCTACCGTCATGACCTACTCCACTAATGACAACTCCAGCGTCATATAAATCCGACCATTTTCATTGTCTGGTTTAGGTGGGGAAACGATCTGGAATGTCTGTCCATCAAATAAAACGCGCATACCAGTGTCAATATCACTACGTTTCCGCAGTTTTAGCCGGGCTGTGGTTTCTGATCCGGCAGCCTTGGCATTTAAGCTATCTTTCACAGAAAGGAATTCTAATTTAGACCAGAGCTTCTTATATTCAGTCCAGGCTTCAGTTTCATAGTTGTATTCATCATAGACCGTGGTTTTATGCTGAATCGTCACACGGTGGCATAGTTCGCCTGCACGTTGGGCCATAAATCACCTCAAATCGCTGTAGGCTTACGATATGGATAAAGCAGGCTTTGTACTGGCATCGGCAGAAAGTTGCCATTTACCGGCATTTCCTGCTCAGCATTGCGGTACTGATCCCAATATCCACATAGTAATAAAATTGCCTGATGAATTGCTTTAGGGTAATCAGGTTCAAATTCATCAGTGATGTAATTCAACACCACTGAGTCTGCTGCATCTAAATACCCCTGAAGCATCAAGTCATTTGAATCATCGTCATAGCGCAAATGCTCTTTTAGGGTCTCAAGACTTACGATACTCATTCTTCACCCCATTTTTTCTGCGCTAATTTGAAGTTTTCATGGCTAAATTCGCCTGAATGATCTTTTTCACAGTGCCATAATGAGCCTTTATGAGTCACAAACTGGCCTGATTTATACTGGTTTTCAGTCTTAAAAACGCCTTGATATTGGCCTTTTTGGTCTGAATTTTCAGTATTTTGAGGTGTATTAGGTGCAGATTTCCCAAAAGGGTCATCCAACTGGTCACGTTTAGACAATGCTTCAAGCGAATAGTTTTGCTGCTGCATGTAAACCGTGTCACCACCCTCTAATGGGCCTAAGCCAAGCTTTTGACGCGCCTCATTCGGTGTCATGATTGCTGCACCCACACCCTCTTTAAGTCGCTGCATCTGAGACACTGAATCCATGCGGATTAAGGTATCTAGATCAAGAAAGGCCTCTAAATTCGCGTCTTTAAGTCCAAGGCTTTCATCAAGCAGGTTTTCACGTGCTTCAATCAGGCTTTGCAGACAATCCGAATAATAAATTTCATTCAGGTCTGAAACTTTCTGACCTGCTGGAATGGTGCCAATGCCCAGCTTGAATTGCGGCACATGGAAAACAGCACAAATGACTTCGTTGCTCATTCGCATCTGTTCAATCAATTGAGAATCAGCGGCTGAGACTGAAATGGCTTCGAACTTCATGTTGTCACCAACTACCGCTGTACAACCAGCATTAGCGCCACTGTAGTTTTCATTCCATTGTTTTTTGATCTCTGCTGCTTTGTCTGGATCAATAGGCCCGGGAGCAATCAAGATTCCACCAGGTCGACTATTGTTTCTAAAGTGTTGGCGCTGGCTTTTCTGAATCTCCAGTCCATGTCCTGCTGCTACCGCACACGCTGTAATCGGTGATAAGCCCACAAGTGGATGGTAAAAACAGTTAATGCGGTCATGAATGATTTCGGATGCCGGCACGACTTCATGCGAAGTCTGATTAAGCCGATCATCATTAAGTTGATAAAAGACATCACCAGCATCACTAATCAATGGTTTCGTCAGGTCGGGATTTAAAACTTTTAGTCCAACAATCTTGCCTGAAAAAATATCCCGAACCTTAAACACGTAGGTGTTTCCGCGAAGCAATAATGATGTGGTCCATTGTTCGCTGAATTGCTGCCATGTCTGATAATGATTTGGCTTATTTAAGACGCTAAAACGCTCTGGAATTTCTTGATCAATCCAAACACCCTGCTGCTTCTTTTTCAGTAGAATCGGCATCTTGCCAATATCTTGCGAAATCAATGAAACGCAGCTAAATACTGCATGATGTGCTGCCAGATCTTCCCGGGTCAGCTCATCGTTCTTTTGCCAGGCACCAGAATAAGGCTCGTGTACAAAAAAAGAAGTCCACCCTTGGTTTGAATGGACTCCCTGGAGGGATTTCTTTTTACCAAATAAATTTCCGAAAAAGCCCATTCTTTACATCCTATTCTTTGGTTTTATCTTCTTTCTTTGCTTTTGGCGCTGCCTTTTTAGGCTCGACATAGACCTCTGCCACACCAATTTTGAGCAATACATTTGCCTGAAAATCAGGAATTTCTTTCACATCCCCAACATTGGAATCGTGGGTCATCTTTAAATATTTAATCTTCATAGACTGTTCCTATAGCTAAACAATTGTGATGCTTAGATATAAAAACAGCCCCATCAAGGAGCTGTTTTTTGGGTGGCTTTAATTAGCCGCCAACTGGTGTGTAGTCCAGGAATGCCGCTGCGATTGGACGACGTTTCGCCCATGTGATGAATTTCTCAACACGTACCGCAAATTTGTTTTCTTGCCATAAGTGATGAGTCGTACCACCATCAACCAGAGTTGCTTGATCAGAGTAAGACACATCCACACCACCATCCTGAGCAAGCAGGATTTCAGAAGTTTTCACAAGAATGATCTTGTCGCCGACTGTTTGTGATGTGATTACCGGAATACCCATCAATGTACGAGTACCGCGAAGTGCCATGCCTTGGAAGTAGGTATTTCCTAGCGCATCACGAAGCAAGCTGATTTGTGCAGCGCGTGTTTCCGACATTACGAAGTATGAGCCATCCAATGAAAGGTTGGCCGTCACAAAGCTATTCACCAGGGCCAGTAAATCAGCTTCATAATTTGCTGCTGTAGTGCCTGTATTTGGAGTGGCTGTTACCCCATTTAAAACACCCGCAGGACGAACCGCAGTAGCAGCACCAGCATAAAGGGAGGTGTTATCGATTAAAGTTTTTGATGCCTCAATCAAATCATCACGAACCAAAATATCTACAGCTGGATCAGAGCGGCGCATTAATTCCTGTGTGTAGACAGTAATCGCAGCAAGCTTATGCTCTTTGATTTCAACTTCACCATAGGTTGGGTTTGTAAGAGGTTTCGGAGCGCCTTCACCTACCCATGAAGCGGTACCGCCGGTCAATTGACTTGGGATTTTTGAGTTAAACGGCACATTACGGAAACCTGTAAGCTGATCAAATACAGTTGCAGCACGAAGCATGTCAACAAACTCACCAACAAGGCGGTTTTCAGTGACCAGTGATGCTGCAAATCCTGCATCGGTAGTGGTGCCCAAGGTTGCTTTTGTCACAAGGTCTTGAACTTCATCACCAAAGCCAAGCTGCTTAGCCATGTCTACCGGTGCAATGTAGTGACCTTTTTTAGCCTCAAGAGCAGCTGCAAGTTTTGCACGCGCATATTGGGCAAATCCGATACCTTTAGCGAGTGGCACAATTTCAATTTTTGGCTTTTTGCCTTCAGGATCTGGATCGCCTTTTGCCGATTTTGTAGCTTCTTCAGCAGATTGTCCAGCAACAGGAGTTGCAGTTTTTGCAGCAGCTTCAGTGGCAGCAATTTGTTTTTTAGTGCGCTCAATATTCACTTCAATCGCCGCGATATCTTTTTCAATCGCCTGAATTTCTGCTTCAGTTGCTTCATCAGGCGTACTGCCCTCACCCGCTGACTTTGATAACGCTGTTTGCATTGCTTGGTTTTTTTCAGCCAATGCTTTAAGCAGCTTTGCTAAATACTCTTTCATAGTTTCACTCCACCCTTTGTTGGGCTATTAAGTTTTACGACAACGTGTTTTTGTTCAGATGAATCGCCACCTGGAACGTCTTGAGGTTTTTTGCCCAACGCGGCTTTGTGTTCCTCAAATGCTTTTGAAAATTCTGTTTCTGATTCACGGTTACAAGGGATAGTCACCAATGAAAGCTCATACCATTCCCATGAGTTGAATTGGATGCCACCACCCTTAATCATTTCTGCCTCATCCCAATTCGGAATAAATCCAACCGACAAACCTTTAACCAAACCATATTTCAATGACTGATAGGCCTTATCAACTTCGCGCTTCAGGTCGCCTTCTTCCTCGATTTCAGGAATATGAATCTCGACCTCAATTCCATTTGCGGTGACTTTTGCGCTTGTCACATGGCCAATGGCTGAACGTGGGTCATGATGGAAAAGTAAAGGCATAGGCAGATTAAACTCTGCGCCTTTTGGCACCATTACATCCTTGGCACGATCTTGGTTTGGTGTACTTGCGATTCCCTTAAAGGTTCGCTTTTGCTCATCAAGGCTCTTAATTTCGACAGAGCCAAAGGTTTTATGTAGAGCAGACATAAGGCTCTCCCAATAAAAAAGCCCGCGTAATGCGAGCTTTGGAAAATGAATAAATTAAACAAAGTAGATTTTGTATTCTTTTTCGGCCTGTTCCGGATTCATCGACATCAGTGCCACCGCGTTGAACGTGGCAATCAATGGGTCAATCTTCCCGACACCTGATTCCTGTTTGCTGATCATCATGCCGTTACCCTTCACGACTGCACGCGCATTACCAACACACCAGGTCATTAAGCCTTGGCCTGCATGGTAAAGATTGCCTTCTGCTAATTTGCGCTCAGTGGTAAGGATATAGCCCATCAACTTAAAGCCCTGCTGGACCGCAATAAGCCTATCTTCAGGAATGCCAGCATCGAGTAAGCCATCTAAAAGACCACCCAAACCCAGTGGATCCAGTCCGATTTTATCGAGCTTGCCAGAGTCGAAGCATTTCCTTGCAATAGCTGCCAGCTGGTCAATGTCATCACCGATACGCTCAACAATGGTTAGGCTTTTTTCCTTCTCATAATCAGCGTACTTTGGCGCGTTCTCTTTGCGCCTTTCGACTGCAGTTTTATTGCACCAAGCATGATTCCAGAGCCACCATTTACGGCTTTTTGCATGCCGACCAAGTGCAGCAAAGCCGAGCAAGTCATCCAGACCACCACCATCAATACCGCAGGTAATAACGTCTGATTGCTCGATTAGTTTATCTAAGGTGAATTCTTTGGATTGCTGCAACCAATATTCAGCACCAGCCCAGCGGTTGGCACGTAGGTTTAGTCCAATTGGCACGTTTAAGTGTTTGGCAAGAAAGTCCCGAAGTGACGCCTCGTCTGCCTCTTTTACCTTTTCAAACTCATTAATCAGGTAATCCAGATCAACCGATGCGCCCAAATTTGGATTTGTGACATAGAAGTTTTCAGTCTTTAAATGCTCACCTGCCTCAAGCATCCATTCAGGAAACTCGTAAATCAGTGGCAAGAACTGAGGATTGATCTTAATGCCGTCTCGAACATCCCGGGCATAGTCCAGCAGCTGCTTAAATACACCGCATGGCGTTTCATCCGACATGGTAGACAGGTAGATAACACAGCCTTCAGGCCGTGATGCCAGACCACCTTTAGCTTCACGAAACATCGATTCAGCATTTGATCGTTTCCCAAAGAGCCAAACCTCATCAATCAGGATGATTGAAGCCTTTTTACCCGCAGCAGCATTACTTTCCGCAGCAATCACTTTCAAGGTCGCATTCGTACCCAAATGAGTGACTGTTTTGGTGTGCTCGGAGATATTGAACATTTCCTGAAGCTCAGGATCTGCTTTGATGAAGTCTCGAATCGGGTTAAAAGAGTTATCAGCAACTTCTTTGGTTGGTGCCAGAATAATAAGCTCAGCCGACATACGATCATTTAAGATCAAGGCCACCATCATGATTCCGGCTGCAATCGTAGACTTGGTGTTTTTCTTGGAGATCAGCAGGAAAAATTCACGAATTAAACGCTTCTTCTGATCTGGGTCATAGGCACCAAAGATTGCTCGGACAAATTCAATAACCCATGGCAATGTGACTTCACCCATTTTTGGGCTACCCATCACATCGACCAAGATTAATTCTTTAAAAATCCGTTCCGCTACATCTGCCACTTCTGGAAAAAGTGGTTCGCAGGGCATCATGGATTCTTTATTGACAATGCGTAACGCCCAATCTGGGCACGCTGTTGTCCAGGTTGGGAGCATTGCTGACATAAATTTAACTCATTAAAAAACCGCCTCGATGGGCGGCTTTCTCTAATTCTTCATAAACCGTTTGTAGGCTCCGATTACCTGCTGAGGAATATCTATCGGATCCACACCAGTGTCAGGAGCAATTGGCTTTGCGTATGGATTTGTTGGCTGTTTTATAATTTGCATTGGTTGTGGACGATAAACTCTTACAGAGCTCGTCGGGTAGAGATTTCGCTCATATCTCAATACAGCCTCATTTAATTCAGAATGTTCATAAATTTGAAAGCCAAAGCAATCATCATTAGTGCTTATCACATCCATATCGAATACTTTTAACGTCGAACGCTCAGGATTAGTAATTACGCTATGTGTCAACTCTTCCAAATAAAGCGCTTCGAGAGCATGTTGATTCACACACAAAACTTCTGGTTTTCGTTGGTACTTTTGTTCGTATTCTAATGCTGCTTTTCTTATTTCTTCAAACATTTTGCACCTCTGCAATACCTGAAAAGTAGTGCGGAAAGCTATCAGGTTAATAGCCTTTTGGGAGCTACCCTATCCGCCTAATTACTATACCATTTTAACTACGTAATTGTGAACCTAGTGTCCCAAACTTCCCGCCTTGAGTGGCTTTTTTGGCTTCATCAGCCTTGGTTTCTTTTTTGCCTTTTTCAGCGACTTTGCCGTGTACGTATGGGAGTGCAGCTCTGGCAGCATTCACCCGAAGCATCATTTCATTACCACCGTTTTTCATGACATTAATCAGGAAGTCCAGAGGATCATCAGTGCTGTACTGGTCTTCGATTGGATCTTCATCTTCATAACT